CGTTCCCATAACGACTTTGCGTAATATCTACCGTTACCATTTTGTACTTCAGCTGTTGCTAATACACCTTCTACAAGTAAATTACCTGCTTCAGATATATTTTCTGTTAGCTGCTGGGGAGATACCTTAAACGCATGCGTTTCGATCAGTAGTTTTTTCATCTATTGATTATTATTTGTTTGTAACGTAGTCAGAAGTTGATTTACCTACTTTTTTAGGATCTCTTTCACCAGCTGGTCCTTTAGTTGGGTTATTTTGTTGATTCCAACTTACAGCATCCATTTCATCTACTACTTCTTTTCTTTTATATGCTTTACCACAAGATTTTTCGTAAACCTTCTCCATTTTAGCTTTTCTTTTTTCTAAAAGCTTAATTTCTTTCTGCATATCTTTCATTTTCTTCTTATCAACTAATTCTTTAAGATTTTCATCTTCATTAATTGAATTTACTCTAGCTATTTTTTCATCGATATACTCATGTAAGAAATCTAACTGTGCTTCTAATTTAACAGCTTCAGCTTCTTTACCTATTTCAGCTAATTTAGTTTCAATGTTTTCTTTTTTAGTTTTTTTAGCTTTATTTGCTTTAATAGCTTTATCTCTAGCAGCTAAATAATCATCAGAATCAATATCACCATCTCCATCGTGATCTTTTTTCTCATCAATATCCATTCCTGCTGCTTCTTGAGATGCTTCTATAGCTTGTTGTCTTGCTTCTTCAACATCTTTTTCAGCTTTAGCTTCATCCATTGGCATGTCATCTTCTTTGTTTTCTTCAGCTACTACTTGACCATCATTTAAACCATGCTCTTCCATCATTTGAGTAAAATAATCACCCATTTGTTTAGCTATACTATCTGGATTACCTCCTGTAGCCACACCTCCGAGGTTATGTTCCTTAAGTACATCTTTAACTGATTCTTTTACTACTTGCATAGCATTGTCAGTGTCTTTAATTTTATCACTGTATCCACTACCACCATATGTTTCACCATCGTTTTCAGATATTTTTTGTTCTTCATATCCTAAACCTTTAACACCAAAAGCACCATTTTTAACATAGAATAAAGGATCTTTAGCTAAGTTTTTAATAACTAGCTCTTGTGCTTCTTCTAATGTTAATTTAGGATCTGCTTTAACTTCACAATAAATACCATTTTGTAATTCTTGTGCGTTAACGTTATTAATGTTATCTACTGATGGAGAATAATCGTAGTTATGTGAAGCAACATTCTCTACTTGATCTGAGATCTTGAATGAACCTGCTTCTTTTGTATCCATTGTATATTTACCTTCAACGTTTTTAATTTTTTCATCACCTTCTGCAGTGTTGATTTTTTTATCGTTGTTAACAATAGGATTTAAAGCTGGGCTTCCTGCTTCGTTTATAAATTCAAAATATTTATCTTCCCAATTTGATTTTGGTGAAGCTTCAATTTTATTAATTGGTTTTAAGTCTACATAATTTTCAGTTACTAATTTTTTAGTTAACTCGTCATGTAATTCTTGTGGCTTTTTCATAGTATTATTTTTCTAATAATGTTTTAATATCTTTTATATAATCTTTAATTAAATCAGTTCCATAAACGACAGAATAACTTTTAGGTTCATCTTGTCTATAATATTTTATTGTCTCTATTTTTGCCTGTCTTAAAGGTTTAATTAGAGATTTAATTTCATTTTCAATTTCATCAAAAGCATCAATTCTACTTTGTTGAAATTGGTCTAGTTTATCTTCTTCTTTAATTATCTTATACTTCATGTTATAAATATTACTACTCTCCCCAAAGTTTACGAACTGGCATAGTTGATCCTTTTTGGACATAAGTACCATCCTTATTTTTTGGGACTAGTTTATATTTAAATTGTTTTGTGTATGCACTATCTGTAACTCCATCTGGACCTGCTTTAGGACCTGGACCTAAATCTGCACCTACTCCTTCTTGTACTGGTTTAACTCTATCTGCTCTGAATGTACCTACAAAATTACCATCAAATCTTACTCTGACTTTATCATTAGGTAATTCTTTTTCAATTTCTCCAGTACCAAATATTTTTCCATCTTTATCATAAACATGAACTAAATCAATTACTTCTTCTAATGGTCCTTTTCTAACACCAAATTTAGCATCAGGTTTTTCACCTGCGTCTCTAATTGATTTAAGAATTTTTTCCATTGCTGCTCTAGCTTCTTTTTCTGTACCATATGGTTCACCATATTGAGCTTCACCTTTACCTTTTTTACCAGTTACAATATATTCGTCTTCTTTAACTTCTTTATATCCTAATTCTTTATAAGCATCATCATTTGCTTTTTGTCCTTTTTTTCTAAAAGCATATGGTGTTAAATAAGCTCCAGCTGCACCTGATGTAGATATTTCTTCTACATCGTTTTCTAATACTTGATCTGTGATTCTTTTATATTCGTCTGGGTATTCGTTTCTAAGATGTGTTCTTAATTTATTTCTTAATACACGAACTTCATCATAGATTTCTCTAAATTTCTTATCGTCTTTAGTTTTAACATAAACTCTTTTAGATGTACCAACTAAATCAGTTAAATCATCATATAATTTATCAAATCCAGGTAGTGGAGTAACTTTCCAACTTACAGCTCCGGTTTCTGGGTTTATGTTAGTAATTGTAGATTTAGTAAGTCCATTATCAGCATAAGTAACTTGACCAACCTCAAATCCTTTTCTTGGTTTATCTAATTCTTTTTCTGCATCTTTAGATGATGCAGTTTTGGACATTTCACTAAGTTTATATTTGTACGCCATTTGCTACTTGTATTTCTTTTACTAGTTCGTAATATTGTAACAAATCAACTAAATTATCATTATCTACTTTATCAGTTTTATCTAATTCAGTTAATAATTTAGCTACTTCTGTTATTTTAATTTTTGTAGCTTGGTCTTTTATGTGTTTAGATGTTTCAGATAAAATACTTTTTAATGTGTTGACTTTTTCGTTATAAAACTCTCTAAGTGCTGGTTTTGAATCTACCGCATAAATAAATTCTTTAAGTATATCTTTTTGTTCTTTACTTAGATTATCATACTTATCATTAAATTTTTCTAATAAGACTCTATAAGTTAAAGTTCTTAAATCTTTGTCATAAGCACTATATTCTTCCATTATAGGTTCTTGCTTTTTTAACTGTTCTTTTTTAGTTAAAAATTCTAATATAGTAACTTTATTGTCATTTACCTGATCTAGGTTAATTTTTTCACTATGGTAACTTTCAATTAAAGTATAGATAGCAGCTATCTCTTTATAGTTTTTTACTTTAGAACCAAAAAATTCTTCTAAGTTATAATGTTTTTTAATTTCATTAATAAGGTTATACTTTTGTTTTTTCAAAGTTGTTCTACTAAACTTTCTTGAATTTTCAAAAAGTGTAGCTATCATAGCATGTGCTCTAGATTCATTAACAACCTTTGATTTAAGTATTGATTCGTATAACTTATACTCACGACCTAACTGTGTTTTAACGAAATTTTCTCTCAAAATATCAATTGCTGGAGAATCAATTCCTTTTAAAGTGTCAGCTGTGATTTGTCTTACTAGCAGTTCGAATAATATACCAGTATTTTTAAACTTTGAATGTTTTATTTTCATCAAAAATATATTTATTTATAAATATTAGGACTTTAGTTGAGATTCATCAAGTAGTGTACTATCGTCTTTATCTCCTTCAAAAACCATTCGTTTTTTAGGGAGATTCTTGAATAAATCTTTGTTTTTCATTAATGTTACTTTAGGACTTTCAAATTCTCTGATACCTGGTCTTCCATCACCATCATTTCTATCTGTATCTTTCATTCGTTTTACACCTAATGGGTCTTTCCCAAAGTTACTATCTTGCTTTCCTCTATTACTAATTGAGTCTACTGGTCTTCCTAATTTAGGATCATCTCCAGCATAGCCATCTGGTACATTAGCTGGGTCTGATTGCATTCTTCCCATACCATATAATGAAGCTAAATCATGAGGTGTACCATAAGATTTACCTGTTGCTACTGGGTCATTACCTTCAGCTTCAATTTGAGCTACTCTAAATTTACGTTTAGCATCTTCTCTAACTAGATCTCTGTATTCATCATATTGGTCTTCACTAAAGTGATAAACATTATGATAAATCCAATCTGAAGGTACTAAACCTTGTTCTAATAACGAACCTGCTAATTCAGATTTTGATTTTAGTAATTCAATTTTTTCTTGTTCAAATATAATTGAAGGTGTTTGCATTGATAATTCAAAATTAGTCAATGATTGATCTGTATAACCTTGAGTATATAAATGAACTAATGCTATTTTATTTAATTCTGATAATACGATCTTTTGTATTCTATCAATTGTACGAGCAAATCTAATATCTTCAGCAGCTAATGTAGCTTTACCTTCTGTTGTTTCATCATATCCTAAAAATGCTTTAGGAATTTTTAATGCTGCAAATAATTTATCTCTTAAATATTCTACGTCTTGAATACCATCATATGATAAACCTGGTGTAGTATCTATTTTAGTTGCATTATCATTTCCTCTAACTGGTATGTAGAAATCTTCTAACATGTTTTGCATGTTATATTTTAAATTATACTCACCTGTTTTTTCATCCATATATGGAGTACGTTTCATACTTGAAATAGTTTTCTGCATAAATGCTTCTACTTCATTAGGTGGTATAGCTCCAACATTTACATAAAATATTCTTTTTTCTGGGGCACGAGCAATTCTATGAATTAACATTGCATCTTCCATTAATGAATATTGTTTGTATAATTTTCTTGCTGGTTCAATATATGATCTACCATAAGGAAGATAATTAACATCTGCCACCATTCTAAAGTGAGCCATTTCGTAATTATCATAAGTAATACCTGAATTATCATCAGGACCTCCTTGATTAGGTACATTATAATAACCATAAGAACTACCAGCAAATCCGTCTGGATTCCATTTATATTTTACTTCTGATGGGTTTTCTGGGTTTTGTCCTTCTATTCTTTCAATATGATAAGCTGTATAAGGTATTACATTATAAACACCAAATTTTTCAGCAATTTCTAATTTTAAGAAAAAATCACCGTATTTACACATTTGTCTAATCCACATCCATAGATTAAATTCAATGTTTAAAACATCATAAAATAAATTGTATAATATTTTTTGTATATCTTCACTTGAACTTCTAATTTGAAGTACTTCACCCATGTCATTTTTAAGTGTAGATTCATCTGATATAATATCTAATGCTGAAGCAATGATAGCATCTTGATCCATTACATCATATTCAGAATATAATTGAGTTCTTAAATATTGATAATTTAAATTGAATTGAGCACCATAAAGTGAAGTTGGTGCTGTGGAGTAAACTCTATTAAAACGGTCTACTAAAGCATTAGTTTCATATTCACCACTACTTTGTATATGTCCTGAATCTATAGTTTTTACTTGATTACCTCCTACGTTTCTGATTACTACATCAGTGGAAAATAATCTCCTTAATCTATCGAATACACTTGTATTTGCCATGTTTGTATATAATTATTGTTATAAATATTGCTAAAATAGCCAACTAATGTCCTCTTTACCATCTGGTGTATCTACACTATACGGATTTCTGACTTTGTTACCAGTTCCGTAACTTCCTTGGTAAGGAGTTCTATTAACTTGCATATTACTTAAAG